GTCACATTTTTGTTGATTACATTCTCGTTGTAGTCCGTGGATACCAGAACTTTACCGCCGTTTGCGTTCTCTGTACTCAGACCTGTGATGGTCTCAGTATTTGTGCCTTTAACCAATGAGATTTTATTGGTTCCGATATTCTCATCTAAGCTACGTGTGACTATAATACTTTTAGAACCGCTGACTGTCTCTTTCTTATCACCGCCTACTGTTTCAGTATCATTTCCATTTACAGTTTCAGTTTTATTTCCGGTAGTGCTTTCCTGTCGTGTTCCTCCGGCTGTATCAATAACATTTCTAGCGATTAATTTTTTAGTAGCAACTACTGTTTGATTAAAAAATCCTCCGATATACTGTGTTACATCGCCAGTGAATTTCTCATCTTCTGATGCTCCATACACATGAATTGTATTGTTAGTACCATTATCAACGTAAGGAGTCTGGCACGCCTCGCACCACATATTAACTACGTTGCTATTTCCACCGATTAACACACCATTCGGAGCCGCCCCGAAACATTTCACTTCTTCGAGGATAGATTTGTTTGTGTTAAGTACAATGTAGTTCTTGCCAATTAAGGTTGACAGAGATTTAAAGATAAGATTGTCTCCCTGTACATAACCTGCTCCACCAACTACCAGCGCGTTTTCTACCGCATGACGGAATAAGATGTTATCTAACTGTAACTCGTTGTTTACTGTGATGTTAAGTAAGTCGTATCCGTCTGTGAGCAGACAGTTTGTGATGATGGCGGAATTAACAGTGATGGTAAATAGATTGACGTTATTAACCTGAATATCCATGTTGCCATCAAATCCCAATCCGGTTAAACTCATTTCATCGACTGTGCCTGTGAAAAGTGGTTTAGTAGCCCCGCCCTTCATTACAATTCTTGTAGTGTACCTGTCCTGACCAAAGAGCGTTACCTTTTCGTTAAGGGTAAGAGGCTGAGTTAAGTAAGCCCCAGATGGGAAGTAAACTGCCATGCCTCCATTCTGATAGGCGTAATCAATACAGCCTTGAATGGCTTCGGTATCATCTGCTGACCCATCACCTACTGCCGGAGTAAGTCCTTTGGGAGGGAACTTAACGTTAAGCATGTAGTTAGCTAAGACTTCTGATAATACTTTTTCAATTTCTCCACTAGAGATATACTCCTTGATTAACTGCATAATGTAGTCAGGAAGAAGATTATTATTCTCTACCAATTCATTAAGAATTTTTGTCACCTTACCTAATAATTCCATGTAAGACAGAGAATCATCGTATACAAGAGGTAAGATGTGCTGAACCCAATAATACAGGGGTTTTACTTCTGTGAAACTTCCAATCATAATGTGGCCTCCTTTACCATAAGTTCATGAATAGATCGCTTAGGTCGTTGATGATAAGCATATCTATATTTAGGAATGTTTCCCTAAATTCGTTAAGTAACTTTGAGTAGGATACTCCACTTGTTTTTCCTGTAACGTGCTCGATGTAATCATCGATGGAGTTAAGGTTCTTATTGGTATTCTGCGTGGCTACCCTATTTTCCTTGTCAGTATTAGTTGTATTTACTGTTTCGTTCTGTGTGGTTCTTCCGTCACTAGTGGTATCAGACGTTGCGTCAGTTTCCGTTGTTGTATTGCCTGTATTATTTTCGTTGATATCATCGTTACCACTTACAATAGTTTTGCTTGTGTTAGTGTCGTCCACAATGCGAGCTTCGCTCATGTAGGTATCATTCTTTAAACCATCTAAAGCGCCTTGTGGAGTATCAGAGAATTTGTCAACGTGCGAAACTGTGGTAGTTACATCTGTGGTATCTCCGTTTGTGCCATGTACTGTTTTCTGGTTTGAGATATCCTGATTGGCAGTTCCATGATCTGTAGTTAATGATGTGTCATGTGTAGTACCCGTTTTGTTTGTAGTAGTATCGAGTGTACCGTTCCGATTGGTATCTGATTCCTGCGTACCAGTTTCCTTAATGTCCTCCAAGCGCTTTAACTGATGATCTCGGGTTAAGTCCACGTCATACATCGGATTGAATGAGATTAACTCCGACTTATAAAGCTGATTGTAATACGGCATGATCTCATTAAGTTTAGTATCCAGAAACAATTTCCACAAGCCGACTGTTTCAAGGCCGATCTCACGCGTATAATAATGCTTGAGGATTTTCTTTTCAAGAATCGGTCTGTACGTCTCGTCAAAGATCGGGAAATCAAAGTTGAATACTTTTGGTAATGCTGTGTTAATCACATCATTCACACCCAAGTAACCTACCGACGACGTAAGACCTGCCGCCTCTTCACAGATGAAGCGTACTTCTGTGGTGTATTTACTCATACTGCGTATCCTCCTTTTCCTCGTCTTCGGATTCATCAAAGTATTTCACTTTGTTTTCCTCTCGGAAATCTACCGTAATGTTGGTTCCGAACATTGTATTAATCTGCTCTGCCGCTTTCCTCCTCGCGTTTAACCTACAGAACCTTTGCGCCTCTACGCCTCCCAAATTGCTTGTGATCTCATCTGTAACAAGGCGTTCTTTCTTTTCCGTGTTACTGTTTTCAATTCCCAGATAGGTTAAAGCTTCATTCCATATCTGACGCTTAAGTATGTTCAGTTTATCCGCTACATATGGAGCGTCAAGTCTCAACACGTTAAGTGCGTTTACACTCAGCTTATCATCACCATAAATGAAAGGTTCGTTACCGTCATACTGCATCATGAGGTTTTTAAGAGTAAGTCTTTGCGCTTCTGACCCAATAACCATGACAGGTGTTTTCTGAGCATTTACATTAACATCGATTGTTCTTTCGATGTTATACAGTCTACGTGCATACATTTCTATGTCAAGCATACTGTTAGTGTGAGTATAGTTGTTAAAGATAATGACACTGTTGGTAGGGTTAAGTCTTACCTGATAGCCGTTTGCGGCGTAAGCTGTACGTTCCATAGGTATTCTGTACACGTCCAGATTGCCCCCTATCATTGTTTGTAAGCATAAGTCTCCAAGAATTTCATCACGGAAATAAACTGCCATGCCGTCCGAGAATAAGGTCAGTTCGAGGAATCTCTCATCTACGGTATCAGGAAGATTCTTCCACTCGTACATATTGATTGCTAACTCTAACAGTCTATTGTAATACTGTAGGTAGGTGCGGTTATTTAACAGTGCACTTTCCCATTTTGCTTTCTTACCTCTTCCCATGTCCTCACCTCCTTAAGTTGCACTCGGTCTGTTATCGAGTGAATAGTCTCCAACTTCATTTCCATTCCGCCAGAACGTTACTCCGTTATCGTATATCTGTCTTAACCTTGCCATGTCGTCGGCTGGTACAGAACCAGTTAAGCTTACGTTCTGAGTCTTGACGTAGTTCCAGTGAGGCCGAATAGCTCGGTTAGGGATTTTGACTCTATGTGTAGCGTAACCATAAACGTTAAAATAGTTGTCTATGATCTGTGCAAACTCCGCACGAATATACGCGTAAAAGAATTGGAACCCCTTAATCTGGTTTGCCATGTTGATGATAGAGCCGCCGCCTCCTCTTGCCTGTGGAGGAAGTGTGGACTTATCCGCCGCTGTAGCTACAAGACTTGAGATTTTTTCAAACCCTCCCATGGCTGTGCCCCCTCCTGCTAAACCTCCGGTAGCGTACATGGCGGCCGCTCCGCCCACTGTCTGAGCGATACCGATAGCCGCGTCATATGCAATGCGGTTCTGGTTCTGTGCTACCCATGCTTTAAATGTATCTACCGTGAAAGCGCACTGTGGGAAGTTTCCAATCGTCAGCTTCTCGTTGTAGTTGTTTGCCACTCCCTTATAGTTGAGAGGAATAATCATGCATTCAGGTGTACAGCACATAGCGCCTGTTACTTTAAAGGTACAGTTATCAGTGCTGAAATACTCAAACGGATAGTTCGCGGCTCCTCCCTCATTGTTAGTAACGTAAAGCATATTATACGGAGCGGTAAAAAGTTTGTTATTCTTAGGAATATAACCGTCGATATCTGAAAGGTGTTTATCCCTATCAATTGTGAAAGCCTCTGGAATGGTAGCCTGATAGTCAGCGGTGAAAGCTACTGGTAACATAAATATAGAAACGATACCATCGGCCTTGTTCTGCTCCGTAGCATTTGCAATGAATGTGCTGGCAGACTGCCACGTGCTGAACACGTTGTAATGAAGACCGGAGTATACGCCTCCATACATTCCGCCTGTGGCGTCCTCTAAGTTTTCGTCAAATGTAGCCGCCACAATAATCTGATACACTGTAAATAAGGAAGAGATTCCCAAATCTTTGTAGACATACTCGCCAAGTTCCAGATTCTCAGGTACGAGATTGTCGCCTACTTTATCAGTAATACTCATTTCCCTTTCAACGAATGACATATTGACTGTGTAATCAAAGTACCATGTCTGCATAATGTCTATCTCGAATCTGACTTCTGCCGTTGTATTGCCAATATATTCTACGCTTAAGATGAAGGCATAGAACCATTTGTTTCCATAAGACGGATTCTGGAACATGAGATAGTTGCAATCATAAAGATCATCTGCTGAACGGTTTAATGTCATGACACCATTGTTTACCCTCTGGTACGTTTGGTTATTGAATGCATACTTCTGCTTACTTAAGAAATAATTAAGCTGATTGGTAGCATTACCAAAATATATCGTATTCCTGTAGGTGTTATCCAGAGGAACGTTTTTCAGAACCCTTATGTTAGTGTTTGGTGCTATATACATATGATCCTCCCGTTATAATTTCGTCCGTGGCGTTTCCTGCTATCTCGCCATTAAAATTAATAGTTACCGTCTGGCCATTCTTTAAGACCTGAATATCAAAAGGTGAATTAGGTTTGGGAAAGATCAACTTACTTAAGGCTTTAAACTTAGCCCCGAAAAACATATAGACTTTTCCCTGATATTCCTTATATCCGCCCGTGGCATCTATGCTGTCACTAGGCGGATACTCGAAAAAGTCATACAGATTAACCCAAGGCAACATTGCTACTTTGCCTAAATTAATCTTAGCCACTAGGTGTTATGATCATAGGGTTGTCATAATCTGCTAAAAGATCGCCGCTGTCGGTGAGCAATGCATTCTGAATAGATAGAGTTAGGCGTTTGGGACTGTGATAGTTGCTGTACCTGTCTTTGTTTCATCAAACGTCGATGTAGCTGTAACAGTTAAAGAAGTCGCTGTTTCGCCTGCCCCTACTGACAGTAAACCGTTCTGGCTGATCGTGCTTAACTCGCTGTTGACAGACCATATGACCGTCTTCGGTGCGAACCCTGTAGTTTCAACCACCGCATTAAGCTGTAACATGTTGTCCTTATTAACCGTAGCGGTAGCAGGTGAAAGGGTAATGCTGTTTACTGCCGGAGTACCCGGTACGAAAATAACCGCATTAGCAAACGGAGAGCTCGAGAATGTCTTCCACGCATGATACCAATACTGCCAGTAGAGACCTTCGCCATTGTAATCCTCAGTAAACTTGTAAAGATTGTCAAAAATCATAAAGTAGTCTCTGTCAATCAATACTGCCGGTACCGCCTTAAGAGCGGCTTTCTCATCTTTTGTTAAAGGTACATATCCTGCGGCTGGATCGTCCGCAAACAGTTCAGCCATTCTTACGTCGTCGATCTGATCGAAGCCGTCGATCTGTACTCTGTGCCCCATGAACTCTACCTTTTCCATATTAAAGGCAGATGCCAGAACATTCACGTCCATGATAGCGTCAAATCTTGCGGTGGTGATAATGTACTGATCGTTCTTAGGGGAATGAGTGTACACACCATTAAGGTTATAAGTAGGTTTATCATAAACCAACTCATTTGAGATAGCCTTAATCTCGGTAACGATATCGCTTGCACTCTCCTTTGTGATAGCCGGAACTGTCCACGGATAAAGCTGGCCGTTGAGAATATTTCTAGCAAGCATATATTTCATAACCATAAATTCGTCAAGGTTATGAGCAGTATACATACTGTCAACGATTTTAGCGATCAAATCGGTGATGCCCTGCCATGACAGGAAAGCCTGCCTTAACTGATCGTTACTGATTGTAGCCTTGTAAAACTTCTGATAGTTCATCGTGTGGAAGGCCGCCTTTACGTCGGGAATCTGACGTTCCATCCATTTTGTTTCTGCTACCTGTGGGTTAAAGGTGTGAGCCTTAGCAATGTTGACGAATACTTCCTCTACTGTCTCGCCCAGTTCCATAAGACCTTTTTTGAAAGGTGACCACGGATTCCAATACATCTTTGAGCTGATAATAACTCTACCGATACGATTGTACAGAGCACTTAAAAACTCGTTCTGTAACGGCGTGTAATTCATCATAATTCCGCCTATCTTACGGATACTTTCTGTGTTACCTGCCGCTTTCGGAATTGCTCTTTGATATGCGGCACTGGAACCTTCCCTGATCTGGTTGAGGATTTCCACGCTGTTAGCTGTAAGGTCTACATTTTTTGGTTCAATAGCCACTGTTATCGCTCCTTTCTGTGAATAACGAATCGAATGATTTTTCTTCGCCCTCAGACTCTAAGTCTGTGGCGTTGTCAGAAACAACTTCTGCCGGAGTAGTATCGCCTTCCTCTTTAGAAGGTGTCTGGAAGAATCTGTCTCTGTACTTCTGCCTCCATGTTTTGTCATTCTCCTCATACTTAGATTTCCAATCTTCCCCGGCACGGCTATCATAGTCGTTTAAGGTGTCGTGGAAATCCTCAATGAGAGATAATGCCTCGTCGCTGGTATCGTCTCCCAGCCTAGCGCGAATAGCGCTCAGTAAATCGTCTTTCTTTCTAACTGCCATTACTTACTCCTTTCTATAAACTCTTTAATGTTTCATGTGAAACATTTTAAAACTTTCTTAAGGCGAACCATATCGGCATTGATGGTTTCCAATCTGGTTCTGGGTTCGGATTAGGTGGCGGAACTGGGGAACCCTCCCACCAATCATACCAGTAACGTGCGTAGGTCTGACGTATTGGCTGATCGATTTCGGCAGGTCTTTCAAAATTCTTTAGGAAACAATCGGCAAGGTATTCTGGCGTTTGCGTGCTAACTTTAAACTGATTAAATGACTCTGGATACTGAGCCGTAGGTATCCACTGACCGTAATTAACTGTCTCTGTGTCTATCCACAATAATTGTGCGTCTCCATCGTCGTTTGCGTAGCCATGTGCACTAGCCCAATCAGTGAAGTTAGTAGATGGTGTCCACTGTACGAGACCCCAACCGAGTTTGGGATTAGGATTAAGGTCTTGCCAAACCCCCGGGTTAATGTGGCTCTCTACCTGCATATTACCAAGCATACCGGAAATGGCTTCGACTGTCCAGCCACGCGCTATTAAGTACCGGAATATAATTAATGCGTTGTTCTGCATTTCTCCCATAGATAGCCAGTAGTTACCCTTAATCCATTCACTTTGTGCTCCTGTCCCATATCTCCAAAGCTCTAGCCAGTCGGTTGACTTAGAGGGATTAGAGTTAATAGAGACCTGCTGATCTAAAGGAACTCTGCTACTATGTGCGCCCATGGTGTGATTATTATCAAAAGCCATTTCTGTATGCCCCGTGCGTATTAACACGTCACCAGCTACCCAAGGCTGTGTGGTCGGAAGTTTTGTGAAGCCTAACAAGCTTAAACCTCGTGCCATAGTCCCAGTGGTAAAAGGCCACGTGTCTCCACCATTAGCCTTAACTACATCGAACGCCCCAGCCATTAACGCATACCATATAAATGACGAACAATCATAATATGTTATCCCGTTTACCGTGCGCTGGTTGCGATATGCCTGACTATAACCGATTTTCGGAGCGTTGCATTTTTCTATAGCCCATTCATAAGCTGTCTGAATATTCGCCATAGTACTAACCTCCATACCTATTAAGAATAGGAAGCAAATCATTAACGCACTTCTGAACTTCTTCCGCATTGTAACCTGCCTTTTTCAATCTTTGTTTCCTGTCCTCACCGTTTCCGAACTGCCCGGCTATTACCAAAAAGGATACGCTCACTGTTTCTGGTAAATTAAATGCTGTGACTGTCATTTCTAATCCTCCCTCCCTAACCTCTCTGTCAGCTTTAAAAGCGCCTCCGTGTTATTGTTAAGAGATGTACTGATTTTATCCATCTCTTCCTTGTGCTGTTCATCTGACTTAATCATACGCCAGAATAAAGCCCCACAACACACGATAGGAAAACCCAAGCTACCTACTAACTGAATTATCACATTAGCGTCCACCGCTTCACCTCCTTCATATTTCCTATATCTCATTATAACATATCGCGGAAACTTTTGGAAGAAATATGAAGAAAATGGAAAAAAGCTATTGCATTTTCTCCCAAAGTATGCTATAATATTTATAGTAACAAAGTAAATTAAAACAAGATAAAGAAAGGAAGTAACAAACATGGCAAAGGTAGATTTTTCAAGGAGTATCATCACGAACACAATTAAGGTAGCAGAGGTTAAGGTGGACAACGGAGCAGTTATTACGACAGAATTATTACCTATCGTAAAGGTAAGCACAACCAAGCTTTCATCGGAAAAGGCTTTAAAGATTGCTAAGGCTGAGTACAAAAACGTTGTGGCTCTTGTAGTTCTCGGAGTAGACAGCGTAGAAGAGGTTAGAGGAATGAGTTTCGACACCTTCATGGCCTACAGCGAACCAGTCGAAAGACCAGCGTCTCAGAGAAAGTAAAACTAAACTTAAAACAAATTTGCTGACCTAACGGCACGACGGGGAGAAAAATCTAAAGGAGAATTTAAAATGAAAAAAGCAGGACAGGATTTCACACAGGTAACAGAGAACGGAACACCATTTGAGAACGAGAGTTACGCATTAGCAACCCCTCAGCAGACAGCTGTAATCACGATGGACGACAACAAGGACTTTGTGGCTGACTTAACCAGCCGCGAGACGACATTCTGTAGTATGGTAGCCAACACGCCAGCCGAAAAGGCATTATTATTCAAAGCGATGAACAACCCTGAAAAACGTGTAGGCGACTGTATCAACATGACGATTGAGGCTAAAGACCTTTACTGTGAGGTCGTTACGTGCACAAATCAGCAGACAGGACAGAGTGACGAGTGCCCGCGTATCGTTATCATCGACAAAGACGGAACGGGCTATCAGGCTGTATCTCTCGGCGTTTACAGTGCAATCAAAAAGATCATTCAGGTGTTCGGTGCACCTACATGGGAAGAACCTCTTCCCCTCGTCGTAAAGCAGATTACCAAAGGGGATAGAAAACTGCTCACATTCGACGTTGACTTTAAATAGGTAGGAAAGGAGAATGGGCGGCGAAATAATCGCCGCCCTATTTTCAATATGATTACAAGAAATGGGATTGTATACTCATTAAAGATAAGCCCATATATTATCCGTGTGGGTGACGTTACGTATTACTTCTCCAGCAAGAACCATTTGGAGAAGTTTACCGAAAAGCTTTACGAGAACCGCCACGTTCTCAACACATCTTTAAGTAGGCGGTTCAGTGTTTCCGTTGAGGTTCCTACCTTATGCGATATCGTGCTTTATAGTAAGGTAGAAACAAGAGGCTTCTACATCACGTGCAAAGGGGTAGAATACACATGCCTAAACGATATAATATTAAGTGGCGCGACTCTGACACAAAAAAGTTAGCAAACGCCGTAAGGAGTTATAACGCTAAGAGAACGCGTCTTCTAAAACAAGTACCAGAGTTAGACGAATTTCTCCCTCCTAAAGCCTCCACAAAGGAGATTAGAGCAGGAGTAAAAACAAGAAGAGATTTAGAGAATGAGATAAAATCCTTAAAGCGATTTCTCAAAAAAGGAGCAGAAAAACCGATCGTTACTAAAGAGGGAGTTAAGACTACCGCATACGAGAAGAAAGAACTTACCATTAAGATTAATGCGATCAATGCGCGTAGGAGAGCAGAACTTAAGAAAGCGGCTCCCTCTACTGAAAAAGGAACCATGCGAACGATTCGGGAAAATAACCTCTTACCTAAAAGGAAAGATTTGGAGAATATCTCAAAACGAGATTGGGCTAAGTTTGTAGAAAGCGTAGAGAAGCAGGCTAAAGACAGTTACTCATACGATAAGATACAAAGATACAAGGAAAACCTACTTAAAGGATTGAACAACGCATTTGGTGAGAAAGGTAGAACCTTAATAGACTTAGCCTCTAAAATACCAGCTGAAACGCTAGTGGAAATGTATTACAACGATCCTGTATTACAGATAGACTTTATATACGATCCTCTGGAAATGGAAGTTATCATACAGAGTATGGAAGAACATCTAAACGAATATCTTGACAGCATAGAGTAACTGTAGTACAGGGAGGTAAGTTGCATGGTATTATACACCGCGGATTTCGAAACAACTACCGACCGCTTAGATTGTAGAGTTTGGGCTTATGGGATATGTGAGATTGGGAACCCTGACAACTTCATATATGGAAACGATATTAGCGGTTTCCTTAACTGGTGCAAGGAACAGGGGTCAGTAACTACATACTTCCATAACCTCAAGTTCGACGGAGAATTTATACTGTGTTGGTTATTTGAACATGGATTTAAATTCGTAGAAGATAGAAGAGACTTAGACACAAATACATTTACAACACTTATCAGCGACAAGGGGCAGTTCTACTCAATGGAGATATGCTGGTTCCGCAAGGGCAAGACTCGATGCGTAACTACAGTGTATGACTCCTTAAAGATACTACCTTTCAGCGTTGCGGATATTGCTAAAGGATTCGGCTTACCTATTAGCAAACTTGAGATTGATTACGATGAGTTTAGAGAAGTAGGACACATACTTACACAACATGAAATTGATTATTTAAGGAATGATGTTGACATTGTAGCAAGAGCGCTTAACACGTTGTTTGAACAAGGCTTAACCAAAATGACACAGGGTAGCAATGCTCTGTATGACTACAAACGTACCGTAGGCACAAAGAACTTTGCGAAATGGTTCCCTATCCCAGATTACGACGCAGACATCAGACAGTCATACAAGGGCGGATTTACATACCTAGCGGATAGATTTAAAGAGGTCGATCTGGAAGAAGGCATAGTCTTAGATGTAAATAGCCTTTATCCATCTGTAATGTATTACCAACCTTTACCATACGGAGAGGGGATTTACTTTAAAGGTAAGTACAAGGAAGATAAGCTTTACAATCTTTACATTCAGATGATAACGTGCCAATTTGAACTTAAACCTAACCACATACCAACTATACAACTTAAGAATAACCTATCGTTTATTCCAACCGAATATCTAAAGTCTAGTAATGGTGAAGATGTTACGCTGTGCTTAACAAACGTAGACTTAGAGTTATTCTTAGAACATTATGACGTGTTTAACATAACGTATCATAGCGGCTGGAAGTTTAAGTCAACAGTGGGATTGTTCAAGGAGTATATCGACAAGTGGAACACCATTAAAGTAGAAAGTACAAAGAACGGGAACAAGGCTATGCGTGCTCTAGCCAAACTTATGTTAAATGCATTGTACGGTAAATTCGCATTGAATCCACATGTTCAGTCTAAGATACCATTCTACCACGATGGAATCATTAAATATAAGTTAGGGAAGGAAGAAACAAGAGACCCAATCTACATACCTGTGGGAACATTCATTACTGCATGGGCTAGATACAAAACAATCAGTTCGGCTCAGAAGGTTTATGATCGGTTTGTTTATGCAGATACAGACAGCTTGCACTTAACAGGCACGGAGATTCCGGCAGAGTTAGAGATCGATGCAACAAAGCTAGGAGCATGGAAACATGAAAGCACATTCACTCGGGCTAGATTTATCAGACAGAAAAGCTATGTCGAGGAGATCGACGGGCAGTTACACATCACTTGTGCAGGTATGCCAGAAAGATGTTATGAACACGTTACATGGGATAACTTTAGAAGTGGTAGCGTATACAGCGGTAAGCTAGGAATGCAACACGTTCACGGAGGAATCGTCCTGAACGACATTCCATTCACGATTAAGAAAGGAGCATAAAATGGAATTGACATGGTTTTGTGCAGGAGTTATAACCGCTAATATTCTTTGGGTTTATATTTTGGTAAGAAAGAGTTGACAAACATAATAAAGTATGGTAGCATAAACATGAAGGTTACATAGTTTAGTTGACTAGGAATGTTGGACGCTACGGGGTGAAATCCGCCGGCATTACCGTTCGGGATAGCACCTGTGGTCAGCGAGTATGTAACCTTTTTAAACGGAGGTGAAGCAATGAAATATGGTGCTCCGTATTGGAACATTAAAGACATATTACCTTATCAGCGTAATTTTAACTTCATAAACGGAGAGCGTTCGATCGGTAAGACATACACGGCAGAAGGCTACTTCATTGAAAGAGCGTTAAACAATGGTGAAGAATTCGTCTACATATGCAGGACACAAGAGGAAAAGAAAGGTGGCATACTTGAAAAGTCATTCGCTAAAGTCCTAGCGTGCGAGTTTCCGAACCAGCCCATTAAGAGCACTACTGAGGTAATGGAGTTAATCATAGAAGATGAGAGTGGAGACGTGATCGAAAAGAAAACTCTAGGTTACTGCCTTGCATTATCAGAAGCTGTTAAAATTAAGAAAAGATCATTCCCTTTTGTAAGATGGCTAATGTTCGATGAGTATATGCTGGAAGAAAAACAACGCGCTAGTTATGTGAACGGCTGGAAAGAACCTGACCTATTACTATCGATATATCACACGATCGACAGAGAAAGGGACTACGTTATTTGCTTCATGTTTGGTAACAACACATCGTTCTATAACCCTTATCATATGCACTCAGCGTTTAATATCCCATATATCGAAAAAGGTGGGATATGGTATAATGAAAACGTATTGTTTCAATGGGCAGAGAGTACAGAGGAGCTAAAGGATAAGAAAAGCAAGTGTAAGTTCCTTAAGATGATCGACAAGACCGACTATGGACAGTACGCAAAACATGGCGACTACGTGGACGACAACATTAACTTTATTGGAGATAGAACGGGCAACTCCAGACACTTGTTTACATTTGAATATGAGAAAGAGATTTACGGAGTATGGCAGGATATGAAGTTAGGGTTAGTCTTCATTGATAGCAAGTATGATAAATCATGCACACTTAACTATGCCTTAACCATCGACGACCACAAGGAAAATACGATGTTTACTCGGAGCAAATCAGACACGTTGCTTATGTGGCTGGGTAAAATGTTCAAGCTGGGTAACGTCAGATACACCAGCATGAGAGTGAAGGTTAAAGCGGAGCAGGCTATAAAGCTTATCCTTTAGGAGGTAGCTTATGAACATTAAAATAGAAGACGTGATTGTAGACGCTGAACCCATGAGGTACAGTCAATGGCACAATCGCAAGAAACAATATGTTGGTAGTGATAACGATTTCGACGTTTATTTCATTGAAGGGAGATTTTATTATGCGGAAGCAGACGACCCATATCAGTTTTGAACCATCGGACATGAAAGATTACGTGTACATGGTTGCGGCAAAGTTAAATGATATCATTGATGGTACGGCTCAACCAGTTTACGATCATGCGGGAATATGGTTTATTAAAATTGAATTTAACAAAATTAATGTTAAGTTCAGCATTGACTTATGCGAACATTTTAGATATAAGTTTAATCCTGAAATTAGTACCCGCATTATTTATGAAAAGATAGTTAAAGACGTAGCACGATTAGTACTTAAAACGGAGGATTAATAATGGACGATGGATATATGCCTAGTTATGTAAATCAATGTAAACGCTATGAAGAGTTATATAACAAATACATTGAGATTGTCTCACAAAATGCTAAAATGAAATTACAGTTAGCGCAAGCACAGAAAATGATCGACGAGTTAGAGATGCTGAGAGTGAAACTGACTGAAAAGAACAATGAGTTGCATGAAGAAATTAATGGTCTAACAGACATTATTGATTATATTCAATAATAGAATTAGAAGGAGGTAATATTATGATTAGTAAAGCTAAGTGTTCCTATGTTGCTGAAAGGATAGAAGAATTAAGGAATGTATATGTAATTAAACATATGTATATAGATGAAGTATATTTTGAAATTAAAGTACCTCATTTAAACGAAGCATTAGTTAAAGTAAAGAAATCAGCATTAGATATGCAAGATTCGGCAGATGAACTTGTATATTATATTTTACAAGTAATAGATAATAAAGGGTTAGATTTAATCAAAAAAGCTTGACTTTAACCTTAATCCATGGTATAATAAAAGAAAAACGATTCACACCGGAGGGTTAACATCAAAAGTTATTTAGTAGGAGCAGTTAATTACACTGGAGAGCAGTATTCAGTAGAGTATTGGTACGGAGATACCTTGCATCTTTCGATCAAGGTAATATCATCATTAAC